AGCAATCACATTCCTGCAGGTTTCTTGGGTTATCCTATGCCTACCTACGGTGAAAATAGGGCAAAAGTTAAGGTTGACTATAATGTTAATTTTGATGTCACAGTGAAACCAAGAAGGCAGTATTTTGGCCTTAACAGGAATATTCTCGACGCTGATGTTCTTGCTTACAAGGGCAGGTATTTCTATGACAATTTGGGTGACGCTAACCCTGATTATATTACCAACGGTTTCCATATGGACGCTATCCTCAATAAGTTTGATTCAGCATCAACCTTTGTTGACGGCCTAAGCGGGTATGTATTCACTCCGGTAAGCGACAAGAAAGTTGGAAGCGAGACAAAGATTCCTCGTATCATCAACGGTGCCTATATGGATTATACAATCTATAGGGATGTCACGGCAAGAAAATTCACAACTTGCTTCTATGGTGGCTTCGATGGTTGGGATGTAAACCGTACAGAGCGTACGAATACCGATGAATATAAGGCTTCTCGCTACAATGTAAGCGGTTCAACCTTGTTCGGAAAAGTAACCGAAAATGGTCTCAATAAGTCTTTGAATCTTCCTTCAACTGCAATTACAACTGACTACTATGCATATCTTGCAGGTTATCGTTGCTTTGCAAATCCTGAAGACATTGACATCAACATCTTTGCAACTCCTGGTATCAACTGGAGAGACAATCAGTTGCTCACCGAAGATGTAATTGACATCATTGAAGATAGCGAAGATGGCCGCGGCGGTGACGCTCTTTATATCATGGCTTCTCCTAAGGATGCTGATGTAAATGACATCATTTACGATTTCGCTGATAGTGAGATTGACACATCATATGCAGCAACTTACTTCCCTTGGGTAATGTACTTCGATTCATCTAACAAGAAGTATATTGACCTTCCTGTAACTAAGGATGTTGTAAGGAACATGGCAGCAGTTGACAACAACTCATTCCCATGGTTTGCTCCTGCAGGTATTCAGAGGGGTCCCGTTAAGTGTGTTAAGGCTCTCAAGAAGACAACCCTTACAGACGAGGATGCACTTTATGAGGCAGGTATCAACCCTATCAAGTCATTTGCAAAAGACGGCGTTAAGGTTTGGGGTAACAAGACAACTTATTCAGTTGAAAGTCCTCTTAACCGCATCAATGTCAGAAGGCTTATGATTCGTGTCAAGAAACTTGTTTCAGAGGCTGCAAGACACCTTATCTTCGAACAGTACGATGATACTCTCGAGAAGCAGTTCAAGGGCCTTGTTGAACCAATCCTTGCAGATGTTAAGGCAAACCGCGGTATCTACGACTATCGTATTATCACAGAAATAACCGAAGAGACGAGAGACCAACACATCCTCCCTGCAAAGATTCTTATCAAGCCTACTCCTGCATTGGAATACATCAGCATTAGCTTTGTTGTATATCCTGAGAGTGTATCTTTTGAAGAGAATTAATTTGTTTATCATAAGAAAAAAGTCTGCAAAGAAATTTGCAGATTTTTTTTTGTATCTACACGCGGGACAACTATTTATCATAAAACTAAAGACAATGAAAAAACTATTCAGAAACCTACTTGTAGCCCTATCGGTAGCCGCACTTATCAGCGGCTGTTTTGGCCCGTGCGTTAAGACCATTACACCAACAGAGCCCATACTCGGAGGACCGATTATGAAGACTTCGTACACTATGATGGCGACAAGTTATCAAGTGGATTCGATTTGTGCGGCGGATACTCTTCCGTCATTGGATAAATGGAACGGCACATCTTTCAATGACTATGAAACGAACGAGGTAGTCATTAAGAGACTGTATATCAAGCGTAGTGGAAATGCTGAAATTATGTATACCGTTACCGGTCAAAACGAACCATTTGCGGTTTCAGTAAGAATAACCAAATAATTTTTGATACAGCATGAAAAATTTGAAGTTTGGATTTATTCCGTCTCAGATGGATGGTACCGAAATAATATTCGGCGCCCCCGAAAAGATAAATCTTCCATCGTCGTATACTTATCGTCCGTATCTTCCCACGGTAATTAATCAAGGAACGCTGTCGATTTGCGTTCCCTGCTCACTTTCGGCAAATTTAAATTGGCGTGAAAATCTGAAAGACGGCAAACCAAAGGACAACAGAGTGGCGTTGATGGATATTTATAAAAGCAAAACAAACGACGGAGAGGGCATGACATTTAAGTGTGCGCTCCATTTTCTCCGCCATGAGGGCGTAAGGTCCAATGCGGGTTTGATAAAAATAAATCATTATGGACGCATTATGAATTTCATGAGTCTGAAATATGCACTTCTCATGAACGGTCCGTGTGTCGGAGCGCTTCCTGTATATTCCGATGAATGTGATTTTTGGAACAAGAAGCCTGGACAGTATCTTCAAGGATATCACGCAATATCAATCGTTGGGTATGATGAAGATGGCTTTATAATTAGAAACTCATGGGGTACGGAGTTTTGTGATGATGGATATACAAAATTGGATTTGGAGGATTTTTCTAAATTGCTTGAAGTGTGGACAATAATTGATTAAAATGACGGCGGTTCCGAAATGGACCGCCGCTATTGTTTTTAGGAAATATTTTATGTATATTAGCAAAAAGTAAAAATTATTGTTTATGGGTAAAAAAATTTTAGTGACAGGTGGATACGGGCAGTTAGGCAATTGTATTCATGATTTAGCCACAGAAGAAGATGATATAACATATTTTTCTCATCACGAGTTAGATGTTACCAATAAAGACGATGTGTATCGCAAGATTATTGAGTATCGTCCGGATGTGGTTGTCAACTGCGCAGCGTATGTGAATATCTACGAAGCCGAGAGGAATATTGTTGAGTCGTATGATGTAAACTGCCTCGGCGTAATGTACCTTGCACAGGCATGTAAGACTGCTGGCGCAAAATTGATTCATATATCCACCGACTATGTGTTTGATGGCGAAAATAACAGACCGTATAAGGAAACGGATGTTTGCCGTCCGTTAAATTTTTATGGGGTTACAAAATACCTTGGCGAGATAACATCGTCTGAAGAAAATCCTGAAACGATTGTAATTCGCACATCTTGGCTTTATTCGTGGTACGGAAACAATTTCTTCACTAAAGTATTGACTAAGTTAGATAAAGGAGAAAAATTTGATGTGGTTTATGATGTCATAGGGAGCCCGACATACGCAATGGACCTTGCAGATTTTATTCTGCACATAATTCGCACCGAAAAATACAAAGACATGACGGGTGTGTATCATTATTCCAACAACGGCGCCGTTTCAAGATATGATTTTGCGGTGGAGATTGAAAAAGTTTATCGCGGAAAGCACGAACTCATTCAACCCTGCTTAAGTACATCAATTGTTGATACGGTGAACCGTCCGATATATGCGGTATTAGATAAAACAAAAGTTGAGAGTATACTCGACGAGCATATTCCAAATTGGACAAATGCTTTAAGAAGGTGTATGTATCAATTTTCAGTAGACGAAAAAAAGCAGTGAGAAATCACTGCTTTTTCCATTCATATTTGTCGATTAGTAGCAGAGGATGCAATAATCAGGACGAAGGGTTGCTGTGATGGTTGCAAGGTCATCTTGTGAGTATGCAAGGTCCCCAAATTCAACATTCGTGAGGAAGCATCCCTTAAGTATCCATTTTTGGACCACTGCTCCTGTTGGGTCGAGCATTTCGAGTTCGACATCACGCTTATATCCTGCTGCATATCCCTGTCTTCCCGTTACAGTTTCTGAGCCAAGGCGAACCCACTCCATCAAGGCCTGTGATGTTGAAGGTCCAATAGGGTCACGGAATGTCAACTGCATTTCCTGCCAGGTATATCTACCGAGCACCCAAGTTGATGTGTTCAGGAACTGAATTTCGGTAGCGTTCTGATTGATTGCAGGACGCTTACCTGACTCAATAGTCCATTCTTGTATTCCGAGGTCTGCAGGAAAACGGAATATAAATCTATTTTTCCTTAGCGGCTCATAAACAGCCGGCATTTTATTAAGTAAATCGCTCATTATAAGTTTCTTGTATTAATACATGTTATTTTTCAGATTCAATAATAAATAGTGTTGTTTTGATTTTTACATCATACTTCCGCCCTGAGGCTGTTGCTGTTTCTGTGCAGGGTTACTGAAGGCGGTCTGTTGTTCTGGCTTCTTATCGCAAATCTGCCAAATCTTTTTGAGGAGTTGATAACGCTCATCATCGGGGTTGTCAGCCAACTGAGCCATTCCCTTAAGTGATTTTTTACGAATATCGTCAACGAAAGCCATGACATCCATACCGCTATCTCCGTGATGCTCGAGCGGTTTTTCGTTTCCCACTTCCGGAGCGGGTTCATCGTGCATCATCTCCATATCGTCATTTCCTTCAAAATTAATAGCCTCGCTTATTGTCTTTGGCATCTTAGAAGAAATATCGCGAAGATGATTGATGTTTTCTTTCAAAGTATTTTTTTCCATAACAAATTGCAATTTTCATTTATAAATAGTTGCAAGCGTAAAATATTATTGACTAATGCCCGTTGCAGGGGTATCTTTTTATAAAAATAAAATTCAAATAGTTATATATATGACCGAGAAAAGCGAAAATGCTTTAAAAGAGCAAACGGAAGTAATGTATGATAACACCATTGCAGAAATGGAGAAGAGGGGCGCATCACAGCAAGATATAGAAATCGTAAAGCAAGCAAAGGAGCAGACAATGGCATCATATGACGAAGATAATAATGTCATACCATTTAACGCTATTTCAGCAAAAACCGCCCCGATACTTACACCACCTCGTTATGGAACATTGTATGATATTTTCAACAGCAAAGAGAATATTGAGCCACTTCGCAATAATTTATTTATCGTACATATTGGCGAAATGCCGATTTATGTATGTAAATCGGTCTATTATAACAGCAAGAGGAAAGAAATCAATCTCACGGCAATTGAATGCCGAGAATTTTCATCCAATGATTACTTTGAACAAAACAAAAAATTCAAAGAACTCCGTATTGAATATCTTGATGCCACCGGAAAGACGGTTAAAAACGAAATTTTTAGTAAAATCAAGGTAAAAACAGTCCAAGCAGGATGTTTATCTTATGAAGATAATGGCAGACCAATCGAGATATATATAACATTAACATATAAAAATAAAAATGTGTCCACAGCCGACTAAAAAAAGCGGAACTTTCCAAAAACCGAGGTCAAAGACCGTTAAAAAGAAGCGAAAGCCCACTGTTAGCGAGATAATAAAGAAAAATATCGAGCGTAGCAAGCGCCCCCATCCAAAATATGGAACTTCCAAGTTAGAAAAAATATTTGAAGAACAAATTTTAAAGAAATTAGGCGTAAAATATCAGGCACAATACTACGCATCAGACATAAAACGGTATTATGATTTTTATTTGCCCGAATATAACGCCCTGTTGGAGGTCGATGGTGACTATTATCATAGTTTTGGTAAAGTTTACGAAGAAATGAGTCCAATGCAGAAGCGGAATCACCGCGTCGACGAAATTAAAAATGAATGGGCCGCTCTTCATGGCATACCGCTGATAAGAATATGGGAGCATGATATTAGACAGAACCCGGGCAAGGTTATTGAATTTTTAAAAGAACGGTTTAGTATATTAAACGAAAAGCAGATTATAAAAGAAAATAAGAAAAAGAGACATTAGACATGGCTATTACACCTGAAGAAGAAAAAATTTTCATAGAAAAAAGTCTTAAGCAACTAAAGGTTTCTTATGACATGTATGAAGAAACCAAAAGACAGACCGAACGCAAGATGAAGGCCAAACTTAATCCCGATGGGACAAGAAAATATACGCAGGCAGACATCGACAAGGAAATCAACACCATTGAGGTTGCGCAAAATGATGTTGTTGAGCAATATGTTGGCTATGGTGGAAAGGAAGAGGATATCAGGAAAAAGACGAGACGAAAGTCGCATGTGGCGGCCGTTGATGATATCTCTAAGGTTGCAAATGAAATAGCACAGACTGATGCGGCAAATCGGCAGGCAATAAATGCGGCCCGCAACGAAACCGAAACACATCTCGAACAGGAATATGTTCCGAAGAGAAGCACATTTGACGCAGGCGCCACCTTTGATGTGGTCAACCTTCCTTCAAAAGGTGAGGCATATAAGGATAAAATCAAGAAAGTTTCTGTTTCATATCTTACGGCATATGATGAGAACATGATTGTTTCTCCGCAGTTGTATAAGGACAACCTTATTCTTGATTATATCCTGAACGAAAAACTCCTCAGCAAGGAAATTGACCCTATGGACCTCCTCGAGGGTGACAGGGACGCTATTATTCTTTTCCTCCGAATGAATGGTTACGGAAATGATTACCCGATTACAGCAACCGACGACATAACGGGAAAAGAATTTTCAACAAATGTGGACCTTTCTAAGTTGAAATTTAAGGATTTTAATCTCACGGGCGATTCGAACGGATGGTTCCCTTATGTTCTTCCGGAAAGCGGTATTGAAATCAAGTTCCGTTTCCCGACACACAGGGATACCCTTATCCTCGACAGAATGAGGATAGCAGAAGACGCCAAGTTGAGGAAAGAATCTATCGAGAATTATGTAAAATCTCTTGACGCATTCGTTGAGGCTGACAAAACGCTGAAAAGCGACGAAAAGACCGAAGTTCGTCAGGCAATCAGGCGCATTGAAATGTGGGCCGACAACATGGATGACGATGACATTAAGTTCAATAAGTCGTTGACCAATAGGCTTAATCTTCTTATTATGGCCGTTGACGGAATAACAGACAGGGAGTATATCAGCAACTTTATCAGGACAATGAGGGTAAAAGATTCTTCATCTTTAAGAAAGTACATTTCAGAAAACGAACCCGGAATAGATTATAATATCACCATCGAGCGTCCGGCGAGTCTCGGAGGTGGCTCTTTCGAGACCTTTCTGCAACTTGACCAATTTCTATTTCTCAATATCCCCGACTGAGTATTATCATAATCTATTGGATGAGGAATACGGGTGCTTCAAATACATTGGCATGTCGTGGGATATGATACAGCGCCTTCCTATTCAAGAACGGAGGATGATGATACAACGGTATAACGCTGATTCCGATGAAATAGACAGGAGATATTCTGAAAATAACAGTTCAGATACGAGGCGATACGAAGGCGAACAAATTAATGATTTCGCAAGGCTCGAACAAAGCAATCAAAAAGGTGGATAATATCCGCCTTTTTCTTTTTTAAAGAAAATGATGCTCACCTATTTATATTTGAAGTATTAGATTAAAATGGCAAGTAGCAGTAGCGGTACAATAAGTGTCGATGACCTTAAAAAAATTTTAAAGGACGATTACGGAAGACAAACCCTCGACACGGCATATTTTGGCGAAAATAGCCCTATAAAATCATATGCGGTCATGTTCGATGAACTGGCTGCAAAAATTGATGTTGCCCTTAAAAAATATGAAGAGCATTTTAAGCGAATTGATAGTCAGGTTACTGGCCTAACACAACATTGGATGAAGGTAGATGCCGCGGCATCGCAGTACGCTAAAACTATTGGCGCTACAGAAGAGGGCCTTAAGCGAGTTAGACACGAAGCCTTGAAGCAAGGCGCTTGGAATTACATCGGTCTGAACTACAACATGAGTACGGAAGAGCTTGTAAAGGCTCAGACGAATTACATGAAGGGCATTGGCCGAAATGTAAAACTTAACAACAACGACCTCGAATCCGTGGCAGCTATGACGAGCGTCTACGGAGAGCAAGCCAATGAATTGTTGTCGGCGTTCGATAAAATGGGCGTGATGGTAGACGGTACGGCGAAACACACTGGACGGATGTTTGCCGAAGCCGCCAAATCAGGAATTTCCCTTGAGAGGTATGCAAACAACATAAAGGAAGGTTTATCCATTGCCAATCGGTTCAATTTCAGTAACGGACTAAAGGGCATGGAGGCCATGGCTAAACGTGCCGCTTCAATCCGCATGGACATGCAGCAAGTTGAACAGTTTGCAGGTAATTTCAGTACGATAGAAAATGCTATTTCCAATAGTGCTAAATTGCAGGTTCTTGGCGGTAACTTCGCATTGGGTTCTGATGCACTTGGTCTTCTCAATGATTCACTTAACGACTTGGAAAGCTTACAGCAGCGAATGGAAAACTTCACTAAGGGTATTGGTGTGTTTAACAAAGCCACGGGCGAAGTTGATATTAGTAGTTTCAATAAGTTAAGGCTGCAGGAATTTGCAAAGATAACTGGACAGGACTTTGGTAAAGTTATGGAGGTTGCCCGTAGGCAGGCAATGAGGGGCGAGATTGATACACAACTCAGAAATACTGCCAACTACGCAAGTCTCAGCGATGACTTTAAGGAGTTAATCATGAACACTGCGACTTTCGAGAATGGAAAAGCAGGCGTTACGGTTAATGGAAAATTCAAGGAATTGACCGACATAACTGAAAAAGACCAAAAAATATTAATAGCCGAATCAAGGACACAGACTGAAGACATAAAATCAATAGCAAAGGATGTCCGTAGTCTATTAGAACTTAGGGAAGGTTTCAAAAAGCAAGACGAAAATGTTCAAGGATGGGCGTCCGGATTTATTGCATCACCATTGAAAGGTTTGACTAAACTCGTTAGCGGAATGGGTGGCCTTGTTAGTGGATTTATGGTTTTGAAATTTGTTCCCAAGGTTCTTTCGTCACTTTTAAAGATAATCTCAAGTACTCTTGGCACCGTAAATGTCACCACAGGTTTTAATCTTGTTAAATCGCTTATAGGCCCATTTACCAAAAATGGATGGGCTATGGCGATGTTTAAAGCCGAACAACGAATATTAGCAGAGAGCGTAAAGTCAGCCTTGGGGGCGAGTCCACAATCAATTTCGCGCAGAACAGGGAAGGTAAGCGACAGCGCCCAAAGCATCTTTAAAAAATTCTCAGATGGTGGTGGTAAGCGTATATTCAGAAGAAGCGTTCCGAGGGGCGGAAAACAAATCATTAACGCCGCAGGAAAAGAATATACGCAGGTCGGAACGAGAATATTCAACTCAGCGGGAAAGGAAGTCGTAGGTGCAGCAAAAACAAACGCCTTGAGAGGAGCCACCGACTTAGGAAAAGCAAGTATTGGTAGGAGGGGCGTTGGCCGCATATTCAAGAGGGCAGCAATCAAAACCCTTGGAAAGAAGGGAGCTACGCTTGCAGCGAAGGGTGCAATTCCTGTTATAGGAAGTTTAGTATCTGCGGGTTTTGAAGCGTACGAAAACAGGGATAAATTCAAGGATAAGGCCACTCGCGGAAGCGCAATCGGTAAAACTGCAGGTGCAGGTGTTGGTGCTGCCGTTGGCGCAGCATTGGGCTCTTTCGCAGGTCCTATCGGAACCATAGTTGGTGGCGTGGCGGGTGAATTCTTGGGTAAACACATCGGAGGATTCATAGGCGGAATACAGGATAAGCGCATTACAAGAAACCGTGAAGTGGTTGACAGTCAACTTTCAAAGCGTGGCGTTACACGAAAAGGTGACTATAATGTCTCGACCCTTAAGGGAATTGATAAGGCCCTTCAAAGCGGAGAAATGTCAGACAGACTAAGGAGGAGGCTCCTTAAACAGGGTGATGCTGACATTGTGAAACAAATCGAAACCGTTAAGGCACAAAAGAAGGAAGCAAAAGAAGATGCAAAGGACAGAAGGGTTGAAAGGTTTAATAAATTGCGTGGCAAGGATGGGAAGAAGGACATTAAGACCGCTTATTTCAATGTCGGGCAGGGTGTATTTTCAGGTGTTGAAATTAAGCCGGATAAGGCGGGGCCCAAATCTCCGCGTTTTGCCCCTGTTGGCCCATCAGTTAAGGGTACAATCGAAACAGGAAAGCCCTTCAATACATTGTTTGGCAATAGAAAGAAAGTAAGCGAGGAAGATGTTAATGGAAGACGGAATGAAAATAAGAACAACTCGTTCAACTTCACCATAAACGGCTCGATTGACCTCAAGACCTCCAACGGAGACAAGTTTGATATACTTAACGAGATAAGGAAAGACCCTATCTTAGCCAATAATCTTGCAAAGATATTAATGAAACATATGGACGAGATGACCCATGGAGGCTATGTTCCCGATAGGAAATAAGTTCATTGATAATATAACGCAAATTCAATATATTAAATAAAGTATGTTTGATAAAGAATATAATAGTGTAATAAACTCCGCCACAATAGGAAATGGCGGGGCTTATAACCTTATGAACCTTCTTGGATATTTCCACCTCAATGGCGGAATAAAGCGTTATACGCTGCAGAGGGGTTACTTTTTGAATAATATATCAAACAACTTTTCCGAAGGGACGATAGGCCGTTACGATTACGGCGGAAGCAATGACTTCACTCAGACCGACGGAAAGAAACTTGACGGCAACGACCTTGTGCCCGCAGAATTAACACAAGATAGGGTTGGAGATTTCTACACGACACAGGTTCGCCCGAGAAACAATGAAAAGAAGTTCATGACAATTGAAACCTTTTCATTACTTGGTGAGAAGTTGAGAGAAAGAGCCCTTAACGCCAATTTTTACACTAATGGGACTTCGTTCCGCGAGAAATATAAAGATGTTTCGGGGGCAGACAAGAAATTTGTTGCAAGCGGCGTCACCATGGAGGAGATAGGGTCAGATGCTGACATCCTATATGGTAATTATGGCTTTTTACCCAAAAGTGGCCTTACGGAACAAGTTGCTAAAATTGAAGAAATGATAGAGGCCAAACGCCTCGACAAAGCCGAACAAGATGGGAATTATGCCTATTATAATGCAAAGCCCTCACAGGCAATGCACGAAGGTGATTATACGGAACTTAAACGAGCACATGATGTGTTTTCTCCACAAGTTTCGTTGTTTGGCACCGTAGAAATTTCGATGGCCAAACATGATATACTTGACTTCGGAAATCAGGTGCGTACAAGATACAATGAATCTTTTTGGATACATCACCCTAATAGTTTAATTAAAGAAAAAATTGGAAATGCCGGTACTACCACAAATAGAGATATCAGGGATTTGGCTGCTATCGGTTCCGATTTCAATGATGCCATTTTATTAGACCAAGGCAGCCACGCTGAATTATTGAAAGAGTTAAGCGCGGGACTTTATTATTATACTCCTAAAATTCATGGGAACAACTTTGGCCGAAATACCCTTATGTCCTACAATACATGGACCAAGGATAATCAATATGGAATAGTATATAGAGCCTACGACGATTATAAGGTACCAGAATCGTTCGATAACCAAAGGCCGTCTCATTCAGGTGGAACCCTGGACGAAAGATTTAAAACCTATCTTCGCGAAAGGACTCAGGGTACTAATGGGGCAGTGTATACTTATTACCATGAGGTAGATATGGGTAGCATTCCCGAATCCATTGAAGCACAGTCAACGATGGACGGATTTGTGGCATCGTTGATTAATGATAGCAACGGTAAGAGCAACAAGCGACTCACGGCAAAAACCGACGAGTATTTCAGACAAGGCAGGATTAATTCTCTTATTAACCGTTTCCACACAAAGGGCTTTAATGGTAAAGATGACCTTATAACAGCCGCCCACCCCACATTCGGGTTGTCCCGCGGTAGGAATCTATTAAGAAAGGAGTTTGAAAATGAAACAAGCGGCGACAAGAGTACGGGCTTTGATAACCCATACTGCCGCGTATGGACCGCCCATCACCAATACTCAAAGTTAAAAGACCGTATCAGACCTTTTATGGATGGAGAAAATCCTGTAAGTTTGGTAGATTTCCATTCAAAACTTGACGGACTGAGGCCCGACCCTACCCTTTTCGGTTATTCGGTACTACAAGATAATGGCTTTGTAAAGATAACTCCGCATAAAAAAGATGGGAAACTTGATGAAGGCTCCAATGAATTGAAACGATATATGTTCTCCATTGAGAATCTTGCATGGAAGGGATTTGCAAAGGATAAATGGCTATCCAAAGAACAGATAGGCCCGAACGGCGGTAGGATTATGTGGTTTCCTCCGTATAACCTTAAATTCACGGAAAATATCAATACCACATGGAAAGACAATGATTTC